CCACTGTGCTGAATAAACTTTGTGCCAAATTTTGATACACTTCCTAAATCTCTTAAATTACCAACTCCTGGAAAATCTCCAAGAAACTCAGTAGTAGCACGTAAATTATCAACAATACTTTCAACATGATCAATCACTTCACCTAATGTAAATTCAGTAAGCTCGCCATTTAATGGGTTGTTCTGTATGTTATTAGGAAATTCATAATACCCATTTGAATTTATTGTAGTATTAGCATACACTTTAAACATTATCGTATCAGTTACTTTAACATCGTTGCTAAAAATAATCCGATAATACGGAAGTATTGCATCTTCTGTTCCAATTGTTTGTATCCAATTGTTAACAACAACGCCGTCTACATATGTTTGCTGAGGCACGCACACGCCATTTACATATACCCGCACTTGAATAAATGCAGGTGCTACATCAAAAATGTCTATATCAAAATTATTAGTTTTATTTGAATTTCGATATAACCGAATTGCTGCTTGTGGTGGACCTACATAAGTTTCCCATCCATTTACAAATCCATTATAGCTGCTGTATAAAAAACCGGTGTTTATTTGTTTACTAACTGTAGTTCCGTTATATTCATATTGAAATGTGTCCGATAATAATGTAAAATTAAATACAATATCACCAATGTTATTAATATTTTTATGCGATAACGAAAACCCTAAATTGTTATCAACAGTACCGTTACCTACTTTATAAGAAAAGATTGAAGTTCCTTTAAACGTAGTTCCAGGATATGTACTAGTGTCGCCAAAACTTATTAAATCTTCGTTGTATGCATCAAATAATGGTAACTGATTTAGCTCTGTCTTTTGTTGGCAAGTAACCCAGCTAATTCCATTAAACCAATACATAGAACCTTGCGCCAATCTTCCTTCTTTTACTAGAACTACTTGATCATATTCTGGATATGATTCTAATACTAATCGAATTTGCGCACTTGTTGAACCTAACTTAACCTCATGTTTAACATCAATAAACTCAACACGATAAATGTTGTTTGCTACTAACGAATCAGTATCGGCTGTAAATATAACACGCTGACCGTTAGTTAAGGTAACACCATCAATGCTATATCCTAATGATCCTTCTATTGTTGAAAATGCATCAACAGTAAACTGATCAATAACTGACACATCAGTAATTGCATTACTTCCAAAATTAAATAATTTTAAATTTTTCTCAAATTCAATGATTGGTCTAACTGCTCGCATTGATTGGTCAAACGATGCATGTATACCATTAAGTGTTGCACTCTGTTCAATAACAGCTTTGTGTATCCATCTATTATTTCTACTCCAACCGTTTTTATCGTTACTTCCTCGATTAATAACAATGTAATCAGGTTTACCGGAATACGATACTGCATCACTAAAAGGAGTTGTGTCAAACTTAGATGTGTCAAATAATATCGATTCAGATGTAGTATACGGAGTAATAATTTCTAACTGAGATTCATTAATTAATTGAATTGACTCGCCAACTCCTTCAACATAATACCGTCCAGTTTTGTACTCAGCAGGGTAAATATTTCCAACAAACCGAACTTTCATTCCGTTACTTAATAAACTATTAGAGCCAAATTGATACGTTAGTTTACCTATAATATCAGCATCAACATTAAGTTCTCCACTTATTGCAGGATCTAAAATAATAAATAATCCACCAAAATTTACATCACTTTCACTAACATAAAATAATTCAGATGGTGCATTGTCCGGAACAGTGAATTCAATAATACCAGTTTCAGTTGCATTGTTTAATAATGTAGGAGTGATATATCGATTTATTTCCCCTGCATCGCGGTCAGTTTTAATACTAAATGGATGTCCAGTGCTATCAATTTTAAAATAATAAGTATAACCTTTGTATAATGTAATAGTTGGGTTTTGTAAAGTAGTGTTTGCCGAAAATAGATAAGATTCAGAATTTATCGATACACTGTATGTACTAATAACATCGTATTGCAGTGCAGTACTAATAGTAACTGTGTCTGCGCCATTTGGCATCCAGTAATAATTTTGAAAATTAACAAACTTATCCCAATCAATGTGCGGATTCCAACTATAAAATTCTTCTTTATTTACGCGAGAATGATTTGATGCATTATCATTTCCGTTTTTATCAAATGACACGTTTGCGCCAAAAACTCGCAACTGGTTTATGTAATCTTGATAGTCTTTTAAAAATATATTGTTACCTAAGTCGTTCTCAATTACAAACCCAGGTTCTAATTGATAATTTTGACGTAATCTAGTAGGTGCATTTACAAACACATCATCTGACGTTGTTGCTTTTGAATTCATTCGACCAATGTAACCGCTAACTTTGTTAACAGAACCTGATTGTGTAAGTTGAGTTAATGTTGATTTAAAAAACTTTTTATTAGCATCTGTTTTATAAAATGCAGGTAACAAACTAGCAACATTTGCGCGATCGCTGTCGTTGATAGCGTTTGATCTAGGTATAAAATTGTTTTTGTTGTCAGCCATTAGATACTCCCATATGATGAACTTGTTATTAATTGTGTGTTTGAGGTGTTGTTATTTGCAATTACATTTGACGATTTAATATTACTTGAAGTTAACCCTGATACTACTTCAATATCAGTTACAGTTGCACTGCTTAACAAAATTTGGTTGCTTACCGCTTTTATTTCAAATAATCCTCCAAAATTAAGCTCTGAATGTTTTGGAACAATTACAAAATTAGAAATATACGGTGATGCTTGAGTACAAACATATGCTGATAACTCAGTAAAATAAAATGTATCACCAAAATCCCAATTATCTAATGCAAAAAATGTGTTTATTGCAACGATAACTTTTGACTTAATGTCGTTGTCTGAAATAACTTGTCCTGGTGTTTTTGTAATTTTAAAAGTTGCTTGCACTTCTGGTGCAGCTGATGAACCAAATAAGATTTTGTAATTAACTGGATGATACACTACTTCATCTGATATAGACTTAATTAAATTTAACGAAGGCGCAATTGTATTATAAAGTTCGTCTGAACCCGGCGGGAGCGGTTTAGTAGATATTGATCCGTTTATCCATTGGCGCATTTCAATGTCATAACCTTTTGTTAACACATATACATCGATAAAATTACTTGCACTTGGGTCAATTCTTGAATTGTAACTAGCATTATGGGTATATTGGAATTTGATTTTATCGCGACCATTATATACTTTGTAATCTAGTGACGGCTCTAATACTGACGCATCTGAGCATTTCAACACAATACCTGCATCTTTAACATAGTAATATTTCCCCGGTACAGGACTTATTTCAAATACATTATTACAAATTAATACAATTGCATTATTGTTATCTACATATCGATAATCTTCTTGACCTTGCGAAATTAAATATCGTTCTTGAACAACATAAGTGTCTGGAGAGACAACCTGTTCGAATAACTCCGGATCATCAACAACTCCGTTGTTATCAGAATCAGCAAACGTTATTACAATTTTTTTGTTATCTATATACCCGTCTAATCCATTATACTCTGAAACAATATCCCATTTAAGATCATTCTTAAATGACGCAAAATTATCATATGGTAATGTGTTAATGTTTAAAATATTAATCTTATCCTGTACTACTGAGCTAGACACGCTATTATACACAGTTTCACTGCTATCAAAATAAAATCGAATTTCTTTATCACTTTCAAAAATATAGCGAAGCTCTCGGTTTTCAATTGTATAATATTCGTTATCAGTAGTAAATGATATCATCCAACTAGAGTCTAAGTGTTTGTTTGTGTTATTTTTTTGTGAATTTAAATCAAACGTAGAAGTTAAGTTTAAATTTGATTCGTATACAATTATCCAAGATTGGGTAGCCGCATCATAAGATAATCCAAATGATTTATTTTCAAAAATTAAATCAATCATAGTAGTAATAACACTTGATTCTAAGCTAGTTCTCCATCTAGGTATTACTTGTATAATAACGGAACCTGCTGGTAATGCAACACTACTGGTTATTTGATTTCCTACAACTTTTACAATAGTTGCCCATAATGTATTAATACCATCAATAGATATCTTAATTAATGTACCAACTGTCATATATGCCAATTTATCAGCAGCAACATTAACGGTAGAAGTATCACCTGCAGTAGACCATAATTCATTCCATGATAAATTTGTTGCATACGCATAATTCATATAATAAAAATTACGTATCCCTGCTTTTTTAAGAATAGTGCTTAATGTATTATATATTATACCTTGTATATCAGTTTTATTAGTATACGAAAACTTAACAGACGATTTAAACACATCTTTATATATTACACCGTCTGTAGCAAATAAATTAGTTGAACTAAACTTTCCAGTTGGATCAACTAAATCAAAATATCTACTAATTCCACTTGATGCACGGTTTATTGCTTTAACTTTTAATACTTGTTGGCTAGCACTTAACGGGCAAATGTTATAATCTTCACCTGTAATCATTCTGTTTTGTGTATAAAACGTAGCTGGCGCATTTGCTTTAATACTTGCATTAGATTCAGTTGATTCTGCATTTGAAACCGACGATGCAAGAGACATGTTTAACGTTAATGTTTCCGATTTTCCGGTATTAGAAAGATACGGCACCGATAACGACACATTTCTAATGTCGCGAGGATGAATAGTGTACGAAACACCATTGCTAGTTCTATAATAAACTTTAAATGTTCCTAACGGTTTGTTTCCAAACGTGCCATCACTAAACGACAAGCTTACTGCATCATTTGCACGAGTTATAACACTAAAAATATTCTTAATACTTTTGTTAACACTATTGTAAATTATGTTATTACCTTCAACACTAGGAACTTTAGTCCACAAATTTTCATCTAATTCAGCACCGTTTTTATCTAACTGATATAACCATACATCAGTTTCATTTATATTAGTTGTGCCAACGTCGATAATTTCATTGCTTCTTGGTTGATCAACTGTAAATTGACTAGATGCTAATGTACCCTGTGTAAAGTTTAAAAAGAACCCTGATCCTGCACTGCCGTATCCTCTTCCATCATTCCTAAAAATACAAGAAAGCTGATTGTTGTCTTTTGGAGTTTCTTCGTAAATAAAATCCTTACCAGAGAATGTAGTACTAGTTACTTCAAACGTCATCATTTTACCAGCTACTGTTTTAGTAAACGAGTAAACAGGCACGCCTGTTGAATTTGAACTTAATCTATATCGTTCAGTTGGAATTCCGTAAATTGTAGCTTTATCTGATGGGTTGCCAAATTGTTGTGTAGGCTGCATTGCTGCATTCATAATTTTAATAAATTGGTCATACCAACTATCATTAGATGAATCGTTCCACGACACTACTTGTCCTGATAAGTTTCGACCATTACCATCAAGAATGTTTTCTGAAGTTTGTACTGAAGTTACTTTCATTAATCCTGATGCAGCAGTTGTGCGTTTGGCGTTGTAACTAATCAATCTTGATAATCGCAAAACACTTTCTCTGCGTTCTGCTAATTCTAAGAAATTCTCCCTAGCGTTTAAATCTACTCGAAATGCTACACTTTGTCCTAAGAATGCAATTACATCAAGTAATGCTAAGTATTCCGAACTTTCAATATAATCATTAAAGTCTTCTGGATAATTTTGGCGAATATAATCAACCATTACACGACGTAAATTTTCAAAATCGTAACTTTGAAAATCTGCGTTTCTAAAAGATTGATAAATTTTCTTCCAATCTTCCGTTACTAGTAATCTATTTTGTCTGTCAGTTGCACTCATGTTGTTGTCCTAATAAAGGTATTTATTGAAAATTTTAACCGCGCAGTTTATTACGCTATTAAGCCATTTGTTTGGTCAAATCGCAGACTAATTTGTTCTGTAAGGTTATATGGAGTGTATGTTAGAGAGAACACAATAGATATACCGCTTTCATATGTTGAGATATTTGTATCTGATACTTGTACTCTAGGATCATAGTTAATAATTGCTTCTACATCCTGTTTAATCATCCCTTTAATATCTTCAGTTAATGGCTCAAATAGCAAGTCCCATATAATAGTACCAAATCGAGGAAGCATTACTCGCTCACCTTGGCGTACATGAAAATGATTTAAAATATCCTGCTTAATAAGTTCAAAATCATACAAACTGAAATGCTCAGTTTTATTACTTACAGTACTAAATCCTTTATAAGTTTTTGGTTTAACTATGTCATTCTGTTTTTTTAAAACTGCAGGAATTTTTATTCTTGTATATAAGTCTGTCATTGGTCTTTTTCCGGTGGTTTAATTTTTTCAAACGTGTCTGTATCTATTGTGTATTTGGTCCATGCTTCTGGTGGTGTTTTCATTTCTTCATTAGTACCTTCAGTCCTGCCTTTACCATCTCGATTAGTTACCGGTGATTTAAACTTTTCTGGATCTAAATTTTCATGCTGCGGATATGGTTCATGTGTCGGTACACGCATCATTATTGAATTTAGTGTTTTATCTTTTACGTCAGTCGGTAATACATGTATCTTTAATGGTTTTGCTGCTACTGACGTTGCTTTTCCTGAATTTAAATGTATCTGACCGCCATCTATAGCAGTATTCGCTGCCTTAACACCAAAATCGCCAGTAATTGCATAATCAAACTTTCCACCAATAGTAATGTTGCCATCTTTAGTTGCTTTGATTGTAAAATTTTCACCAGTTTCAATATGCATTTCTTTTAATGCTTTAAAATTTATGTTACTATCTGCTTGAAAATTTATATCTCGACCGGCATGGAAATTAAAATCAGTTTCTGTATGAAAACTAATACTATCCTTAGCATACACATCAATCTTTCCGTTAGCTGTCATTTCAATCCAAGAATTACCACTACCGTGTGAGATGTAAATTAAATCTTCACTGTTATGTAACAGTATTTGATGTCCAGTGCGTGTTCTAATACGGATTAACTCATTATGCGGGGTACTATAATCTTTTGCTGATTCGCCTTGTTCAATTGCAATATATTTAGGCGCGGCATCTTTTGCAGGTTTTTCCCTAACATACTTGTCGTCACCATCATCCATTACAAATGTAGATCCGCCATGTCTTGTTACATAAGCGTTTTTTATAGGATGATCTTGTTTACCAATCGTACCTTGCTTTCCACTTTTGTTAAGGGGTCCAGGAGTTGAAATACCAAATACCATACTTGGTGTTTCACGGCGTGAGCTGCTAGTTGTAATACCACGGATGTCATCTTTAATTAAGCCACCGCCCTCTGTGCCTTGTTCTAAGACTGTTGCAAATGGATGTTTTGGTTTTTTAAATTTAGTAGAATCAGTTCCTGTATTCTTACTAGTCTTATTATATTCAGTAACCGGCAATCTAGATTTGTCATCAGCTGTATTAAATTTTGTAGCTGCTATGCCTGGAACCATAAAATTCATATGATCATCTTGTACGCAACCAATCCAATATGCACGTTTTACATCACCATTTATAAAAAATACAATAACGGTTGACCCAGGATCAGGTGGAACCATCCACATACCGTAACTTTGTCTTTCATCTTCTTCAGGATTATTGCTTTTTGGAGTAATCCCGTAAAACGGTGACATATATTTTGCCGGAATTACTTGCCCTGCTACTGGTTCGCTACCTGATATTCTTAGAATTTCAACTTCTATGCCGCCCATATAAATTGCGTCTAGATGTCCAACTACTTTTGCCAAAAACGGACCAGGTGTGGCATTAGGCTGCCCAATCGGCGATGACATTTCATTTCTTGTACCCATATTATTCCTAACTAAAAAACTCTTTAACGTCTTTTACAATATTACCCAAACTAAATGGTTTATTTTTTGAGTCTTCTTGTGTTGATTCTTGCAATGACGCTCTACGACATTTTAATGTCTGTTCAAACATTCCCATTCGAAACGAACTTGTTACGTTTGTAGGCGTATATAATCCACTAAATTGCATTAACGGTGTTGATGCAACTTCTCCATTAAACTGATACATACCGGTTGTTTGATCAATCTCAATTGGAGTTCTAAAATTAACTACTATATGTACTTCGCCAGACTGATGATTAATTGTGCCATCTAAATTTAAATTTGGATATTGTGTAGGTTTTGATGTATAATTACCAAATCCGCTATGATGTAAAAATGCAGGGTCGCCAACAATTCTCATATCAAGGTTAACCATATCATTACCAGAAATTAATGCATCGTGAAATAGTTTAGCAGCTCGAGTTTTTGGTGAGTCTGACCCCCCGCCGCCGAACCCATCAGTGATTGATATAGTAGCAGTATAAGAATTACGTTGCGGAGTTGATCCTTTTTCAGGGGTTTTTCCAAAAAACGATATTA